ACTGGTGGTGATACTGGTGCTGTTATTAATCTTTTGGCTGATCAAGATCCTGAGCATGTTCGACTATTCCTAGATGCAAAGAAGTTTTGTGAGGACAACCCCTCCGTTCCAACAGCTGGAGGAATGTTAGTTGGTACAACTGTTGCGACTATTATCGCAGGTTGTGTCTCTGACAATCCAGCTGTTGATGCGACGTTGACTGGTGTTGTTGGCCTTATTTTAACTGGATGCGTTAGTGGAGTTGTTCATTTGCTCACAAAAGAATTTAAAGTGCGACACAAAGTTCTCGGTGTTACTGGTATTCTTACTGGTGGTATTTTTGCCACTGCTATGGTTACTAGGATAACTAGTTGTGTTGTTAGCACTATGGATGCTGGAATGGAGGGCAAAAAAGGATTGGGTACTATTATAACAGAAATATTGTTGGGATCTGCAACAATTGTTAGTTTACTTGGTCTTGTCCTCTCTGGTGTTGAGAGTGCAAAGGTAGTTGCTGCTGTGCGAACGGTGACTAATGGTTTGAGGGATGCTGGTGACTTTCCATCCAAGATGAAGAATCTTAGTGATAAGTTTAAAGCGAAGGAATTCTCTCCCAATATGGAGATCATTAATGATATCTATAAGGTTACAATCATTAAGGCAGAAATTGCCGCACAACTACCAGAGAACTTCGGTGAAGCTAAGGAGCAAGTCGTAGATCTCTATAAACGTGGACGTGCGTCCGTTGTTGTTAAATATTTTTGTCCGTTTCATAAATCTGATAGGTATTTCACATCCGAAGCTGATCACGATGAATATTGTGAATCTGGTAACGATGAGTGTGAAGCCTCTGGTTATTTAACTGAATTAGATATTATCCCTTGTACATTTGAAGAGGAAGTTGTAAATTGGTTTGATGAAGCTTGTAATAAGATGAAAAACTTTTTCTCTGACTATAAGAATGAATTGATCATTGCAGCTAGTGTTATACTATCTGTAGTTGTAACTGCTGGAGTCGCATATCTTGTTGCAGCTCCCACCGATCTTTTCAGTGGTAAATCACTTATTGAGCATTGTCGAGATTACTCCAAGCCAACGAAGTATTTACCGTTTGAAAAGAAGAAGTGGTCGAAGCGCCAAGAGGCAATGCTTGAACCTGGTTATGACCCGAAACAACACTCCGGATCTCGGGCTCAGCAACATCGATCTCAGATGTCTCGCCAGGATAAAGAAGATATCCGGGCGATGATGACAGAAGATGATCGTGAGCAGTTCGATGAAATGGTTAATATGAGGGGACACCTGCGTGATGTCCTTGATGATACACAATCTCATGGTACTTTTGATGATTATACTCGTGTCAAGAATAAACTTGGCATTCTTGAGGATAATATTCAAGAGTACTATGATAGAGTTGCTTCTGCTAATCCGAGCTCTGGTAATGCTACTAGGTATGCACCCAAGGTTCAAGCACAGCAGGAATGTCCAAATGTACCATATAGTAATGGTTGTGTTGAGCCTATTGCTCCACCCGTGAAGACTCCAGGTTTGTTTGGTCCTGTTCCGCAGGCTCCAACTAAGGTTGTTGAGCGCGATGAATGGACCACACAGTCTGGTGTTGGTAATACAATTGGGCCAAATAGTCCAACTGAAGCTAATCTTGGGAAGATTGGTAAGCGTCGTAATCGACCTCGCCGATCCAAGAGCGTGGATGTGAAAGCAACTAAAGGAAAGCCTAAGGGTACTCCTAAAATTCAAGCTCCTTCGAAGTATGACACGGTCAGCGGAGAAGTTGAGTATCATAAAAGTTTAGTTAAAATTTATAATGATAGATCATTACACACAGATAAGTTCTTCGGATGTATGGCGAAAGTTGTACTTGATGTTGGAGCTGTGTGGTGTATCCATGAACACCAGTTGAAAGGGACATATGTCTTTATTGATGGTAAACGTGTTGAATTGGCGCAATTTCACTTTCATAAATACGGGAAACCTTCGGACGTTGTTCCGGATGTGTTTATGATAGTGAACGCGTCAGCCATCAATATTCCTGGTGTGTCAGCATTGAGAGTCGGAAAACTCGAAGACCCAAACGTTATGTTTGTTGGTTATAATCCTGAAACTGTTAAACCTTGCGTCGGTCATTGTGACGCTGAGGTTGTTAGTAATAGGATTGTTCATTCCGTATCAACTGCTGATTACTCATGTGGATCAGTCATTATTTGTGCTAAGACTAAGAAAGCCATTGGTATGCATTATTACACTATAGGCCCGAGTGCTAGTGGTGGTAATAATAATGCATTGTGTTTTCTTGATCATGGTCCAAAAAACTAAATTTTTCGGGGCCTAACCCCGCTCCGATATCAAAGTGGGGTCTTGTTCCTAGTTTGGCGGTGCGTAATCACCGTAAACTAGAGAATCTTATCTACACTGGAAGCTTACCTGTGCGTAGTAATATACGAGTACGCTCCCTCTATTATAGAACTCCGATTGCCATAAAATGGTTTGATCGTCGAGCTCTGGTTGAACTCGCTGGAGATAACTTTATGGTTGTCAATCCGAATAATGTTAATGTTAGTAAAACTGAAACGTCCTGGGACAATTTTAGTCTCGGTAAAACTCGCCCATTCGATGATGTGTATTATCGTTTTGGGTTGGAGTTTCTGTACGATCAGTTTCGCTACGCATTTTTCGAGCCGCTGAGCACCTCTGAGGAAGTTGCGTCCTATATAGATTACTTGCGTTCATGTGGGTTTCCTGCTAATCACTTTGGTATTCGCACTAAAAAAGAACTTGTTAACTGTGTTGAGTACTGGGAATGGGTTCGAGTTAATAAATTCATCCATCCAGTGATTTGGGTATCTTGTCCGAAGAAGGAATTCAAGAAATATGAGGATATTCTTGAAGGGAAGATTCGGATGTTTCAGATTCCCCCAATGTATTTTCTTCAATCTCAACTAAAATTTGGGCGTAAGAGTTCTGAGGCCATAAAGTCACACCCGTGGAGCGCTTATGGATTTAATCCATATCGTGGTGGTGTTGATAGACTCGCTCGACGTTTGTTTTCCAAACGTATCAGGTTGATATATGATGTCTCCGGATGGGACAAATATATCCCGATACTGTCTGATGTGCTTGCTCAAACATATAGGGCGTCATCACCGTATTTAAGTGATGATGATAAGATTGAATTGAAATGGGTAATTGAGAATACAGCCATGGCATATATGAAGCTTACAGATGGCACTGTCGTTTGTAAATGGTATGGAAATCCCTCTGGGTCTGGCACCACAACTCGAGATAACATTCTCGCGCATGTAGTTATAGTTGCACATGCGCTGAGTGAGTGTTATTTTTTGAAGTATGGTGTTTATCCTAAGGTTGATTTATTACTCGCTCAACTTGTCCAGTTGTTTGGTGATGACTCTGTTTTGGGTCTTGATGATGATTTTGATTTCATCCTCAATGATGGTTATTTACATAATCATTTCACTAAATATGGTCTTAAGTTGAAATATTTGCGTGGTGGGTATAATGCCCCATTGGAAAATTTGGATTTTCTTGGTTTTAGTTTTAAGTTTATGGATGGATTTTGGTATCCTAAGTATGACGTTGTTCGATTGGCGACATCGTTCCTTTATAATGGTCCCGAAAAGGTTGATAATTATAGAGAGGCGACGATATCCAAATGGTTCACACTGTTTGTTATGTCATATCCGAACGAAGAGCATTTTATGTTCCGTCAAGCTTATGGTGAAATCTACCGTAAACTTTTGTCTGTGCAAGATCCAACGCCAACGGAATTGGCTATACGTAGTATTGGTGTTCCTGACGAACACGTCCTACGTTCTCATTTCCTTGGTTTGGAGAGTGATTGTTTTGGAACATTGTTTAATTTTTTCAATGTAATGGAGGCTGGAGGCCCAAAATATCACGATGACGGACAAAGTGACTCGAGCTGAGAAACTCCTTAATAAATTAGCACTTCAAGATAAGTGCATAACCCCTGCTGGGAAGGATTGGTTGGTTGCGGCCATCGATCCTTTTCATGACACACAGCTCAAGAACCTCCAAGGTTTCCCTGATATTGAAACTGGAGCTTCTTTAGTTCGATGTATAAAATCGTCGTCCACAATTGTCAAGGCAAGTACTTTGCCTGCTGGTAATTGGGATTGCCACGTTGTTATGTGGCCATGGCAACACCAACTTGGGAT